AGTTAAATGATCCACCCCTTATGGATGATGCTGATGTAGATGCTGCTAGGATCTTAGATCCATTTTCCAACTCTACATTACCTTTGTTCCATTCTACTATACCCAATTGCATCCATCTTGGCAAGTGCTCATATGCTAATTGTATACGCGCTAATATTTCTCTTGACTGTGAACTCTTATGTGCTAGTATAGCTATATTGAAACTATCCTTAAACATCATGTACCACAGCAGTACAGCGCATATAACAGTAGTTTTTCCGGTCTGCCTAGGCATCTTACAGATAACAAATCTCTCGCGCTCTACGAGCGATATAATGTCTTTCTGATACTCGTAAGGCTCAAATATAATCTGACCTTCATCAATATTTACAATAGTAATATACTTACTAATAAAGTATTGAGGATCCTGAGAACACTTTACAAACTCTTCTACTTGCTCTGGAGTAAACTCCTGTGCAATGTTAGCTCGTTTAAGGTTCGGATTACCTAGGTAGTTTTCCTTAATCGGTTGATTCATCTTTTATTTGTTTCTTGATTAATTTTTGTAACTCTCCAGTGCTGCCAACAAACAAAGTATTATTAACTGTGTTTGGACCTTTACCTGTTTCATTAGTAATGTCTTGTTTCTTTTTTGTAAGATCCATAAGTGACATATTGGCATCGGCCAATACTTTTACTAATGTTGCTACTACTTCAAAAGCTCTAGGATGTTGACTTGCTTGCGCTACTTCCAATAATTCAGAAAGAGCATGACTTCCTTGCTCAACGACATTATATAAATTGCCGCGTGCATATTCGAAATCATTTTCTACTTTTGAATCTTGAACTATGTCTCGAGCTTTTGCTATATCCTGTTTAATAGGATCGAGTTCTAAAAATTCACCAATTTTATCATTATCCATTTTCTACCGTCTTATTAATAATGTAACCAAAGTTATCATTTGCAGTAATACTATCTATATTTATACTTGCACTAGAATTACTGGTTGGATTACCATTGGCATCAAGTCCTGGTTTAATGACTACTTTAGATGCTTCATCTTCTCCATCTAATTGAAATACATTAGGATCTGATTCATCTACAAAGAATCTTGTATTAGCAGTTCTTATTAATCCAGCTTGATCGTTTACTCTTCCGAAGAGATAACCCTTGACAACAAAGTCAATAGTGTGTATAATAGCTCTTCGTGTTATAAAGTCACCTTCAAAACTATCTTCTGTTTGTAATGATTGAAATACTACCGGAATGTCCATCTTAATATCCATATCATCTACGAGCTTTAATGTTGCTGTATATTCAGGAGTAAAGAAAGGTAATATTTGTTCTAATATTCTAACACCATCTTCTGCATTCTTAACAGCAATAGCTAATGAGAATGTAATATCAAACGGAGTTGGTGTGAACATTGATTTGTAATTATGATTATCGCCTGACTTTGTATTGTATATTTTCTTAGCAGGATTTAATCTTCTTTCAGGAGCATAAGTAAAGGATGTCATTTCAAATGCCATTCTAGGTAATTGAACTGCTACTTGTCTATCTAGGTTAGGATCTACATTTATTCTTTCTATAAATCCAGCTCTTGGTGCATATGATATAGGCACACGAATAGATTGTATGACATCACCAGAACTATCTGTCCTATCAATTTCTATTTGATTAAACAGAGTTCCAAAGTATATAACATACTTTCTTATAATCCCGTTGTAAAACTTTTGACCAAACATTAGAATAAGTTCTCCGAGAATGGATTAACTTCTGAGAAGTCTATAAATCCAGATGCGCCGCCTTGGAAGAAATCAGAATCATCATCTTTATCTACAAGTCGTTTACTATAGTTATCATTAATTAAGTATTCGCCATTCTCTAATGCAATAATTGCTCCTGCTTCTGTTGACAGATTAGCTGCCGTAAGTGCGTAAGATTGAGACTCATCTACTTCTATATTATCTATAGTAGCTAAACCAGTATCAAGTCTTTCATCACTATATTCGAATCTTTCACAAGATATATCATACATATAAAGGTTGCCTAATTGATAAAATGGTGTATCATGTTCTACGAATTTAATTTCGAACAATGCACCTTTAGCATTAGGTAATGAACCTTTAATCCAAGGTAGATATATTAAATCACCTTCTCTAGGTCTTGTAATAGAAGTATCCCATTCGGTTACTTCTTCTTCAAATCGTCTACGTGCCATAGACAATGTTACTTGATCTCTTATCTCTAAACCAAACCTTGTTAAGAAATCTCCTTCGCCTGCAAATCCTTCTACATCTTTAATATACATCTCTAAAGGATAAGCACCTGCAAACTGCGATACAGTATCTTCAGAAAATAGTTGATCGGAGTTGACTACCGTTCTAGGTAGGAAATATGCTTCTTGACCATATATAGATATGGCTTCAATTACTAATGATTCTAATAAGCGTTGTTCGCCGCTAGCTTCATAGTTTTGAAAGTAATTTGATCTGGCCATACTATCATCCTATCATATCAGTTACAGGTAAGCTGTAGGATGCGATGACCTCCTCTTCTAATTTAGTAATTTCTTGAAGAGCTTCATCCTGTATTTTTGCACTATTAAATGTTACACCACCAGGTAGTTGTAAGCCTTCATATTTCGCTAGGTTAGAACCCCACTGATATTTTATTTTTGCGGTAGCATAATTTTGTAACCATCTATCTTTCCAAACATCAGTATATGTATCTGGATCAACAATCTGATAAGCTTCTGCAATGATTATTTCACCAGCTTGAACCTTATCCCAATCCATATCGACATATAATCTATTAATATGTCTATTATATCTGATAGGTTGTCTTCCTACTAAGATTTCCTCAATAAACCTAATATGCATCATATTAGTATAATAGGTTACTAAGGATTGGTTAAATGAAGTAAGATCATACAAATCATTTAAAGCGATTTGATATCTTATGTTAAATAAGTTGTTTGTTGATAAAGCATCACCAATATCAAATATTCTAACAGCACCAATTATATTTTCTGGCACTGCTAAATATCCGTTATCTATATCGGTTTGAGTTAAAGTCCACTTATAGAAAGTTCTTTCGGATCCATCAAAGTGATAATCCCAATAGAAGGATAGAGCTTCATCAATTCTATCTTCTGTTTGATCGTCTTCTATATTAATTTCAATAACTGGATAACCTAATTTTCTTAGGCAATAGTCTTTGAATTGTGTTCTGCTAGTAGGTTGGGCCATTTATATTACCCCCATACTACCGTGCCAGATGCGTTATAGACCTTAAATACTCTGTTTGAACTATCTCTTAAATCACCATCAACATCTACATTATCAAATGTAACATCATCAGATGTTCCAACTGCTTGACCAATATGAACACCAGTAGAGTTTACAGTTGTTCCTGTTCCTGCTTTAACCCAAACACCTGTTGAGTTAGCAACAACACCATTATTAGCTTGAACAGTAAATGTTCTTGTAGCTGCGATTGTACCACCACCAGTTAAACCATTACCTGCTGTCATAGTAACTGTTGAATGATCTATGTTTTCATTAGCAACATATCCGGATAGGTTATGAATATCAATATTAGATTCTGCTACGAATACACCAGATGAATTAGATACTACTTGTGAGTTACCAGCTGCAACAGCTATAGTTGGAGTTCCACCTTCTGCTGAAGAAGATCCTGTAATACCATTACCAGCTGTAATAGTTGCTACATAGTTACCTGAAGTATCTGTTCCAAGAGCAATATCATTTTCTTTAGTATGGATTGCATATTCAGAACCACCATTTAATTTGTGAGTCCATCTATCAGTAGATTCATCCCAATACAATACTGCATTAGCGGCTGAACCTCTATTTACTCTAATACCTACATCAGCTGAAGGAGCTGAACCAGATGATAACCCACTATTTAAAACAATGATGTCATCATTAACTGATAGGTTAGTAGCATCGATAGTTACTGTAGCACCTGATACTGTTAAGTTACCAGATACAGTTAAGTCATTAAACTCTACATTATCTGAAGT